GTAGCAAATGTTAGTCTTTACAGAACGGAGATAATGGATAAGGGTTTGAGTAAGATTTTGGCGTCTGCTGTGCAGACGGAAGCAGTGGTGACCTGTGCGTTTTGTGGTGAGAAGCACAAGATCTCAGAAGAGACGTTTTTTGTCTTTTATGGAGACATTGGTGATGGTCTCAACGGTGAACTCATCAGCGGGAACATTGATGCCAAAGGTAAAGTGATTGGCTCCACGGTTCTCTGTAAAAAACACAAACAGGTCATGGAGTTCGCCCAGATGTTCATGGGTGAGAAAGTTAGGGGGTCATTGAGGCACGAAACACGGACCGGTGTCACGCCTGAAATCGCAGGCCGAAAGGAAATAAGATAATATGCGCATCATTAAACCACCACACAGAACAGAAGCAGCTCTTCGGCCAACGGTCTATCTTGCATTGGATGGGAGCTGGCCCGATGGGGAGGAACGCATTGTCAACGAGATGTGTTCCTTGACGAGGGGAACACTGTTTCTCCCGGACACCAAGGACACGGACTATCGCTGGAGATATAATGCCGCCTGGAACTCCAATGTCATCGCCTTTTGGTTTCCGAAGGGAGACGCGGATCAGTCGACAAAACTCATCGAGCTTGGGATCCAGATCGGTCGTTATGCGGTCGGCTTCGGTGGGAACAAGATCATTATCGGAGCACACGAGAAAAGCTCGTCGCTCACGGCGATTTTGCGCATGGTTGAGGCAGCCAACCAGACTCTGAATGGAACATGGCGATTCAATGTGATTACGCAGTTCCAGGTCTTCCTCCAGAAGATCCGGGAGTACGTCTAGTGGCGGCGATCTCCACCAGGAATGACCAGGGATCCCTGTTTGGTGCACAAACTATGTCACAGAAGCGTGAGAAATCGAGTCGTCCCCTTGTGAAGGTAGAAGGGACGGAGACACAAGCCGATTATGGGGGTCTTACCGTCGAACAGGTGTTTGATCGGGCATCGGAGCTGGCTAAAGCACACGGTGGATCCTCAAGGAACCATGGCTGGAATGGCGCTGGTGAGATCGAAGTATTCTTCGTTTCCATTGATGAAGTTATTGATTTTTTTAGGAAAATCGATGACTTGTGCGGTAGATACCAATTTCGTGCCAAGTTCGTTGTTGAAACCTCTTTCGATATTCATCCCAGTGATTCCCATGGTATCCGGTACAAGATACGCTCAGTTGTTCCGGCACCAATAACCATTGGAAAATAATGTATTTATCGCACAAGATGCGAATTTACCCAAACGCTGAGTGTGGAGCGCCCAATGGTGCGTTGAATCAGGAAGATGATCGTGGAAGCAGGGATTTTTTCTGTTTTTTTGCATCGTCATGTCAGAATATAAGTTTTTGAAAACATACACAAAAGCTTGATTGCGTTTTTGTGGCCATTGTACCCTTGACACAGGAAGTTTTTTTCTGGAGGTCAGGGTGAGTACAAATTCTTCATATTTTCGGTCCGCAGTACATGAGATGTCGCAGCGCCCTGGGGCAACCTTGCACCACGGTTTTCTATGTCCTGATTTTGGTGTTGGAAGACCTAAGGTATCCTGGGATCCATCACTGGCGATGAGTTGGGTTGCAGATGGGAATGTTATCATCATGAGAGGTGATGGTGGAGGACAGGTGGTATGGTTATCAGTGGGCTTCCAGGCGGCCTTCCAGCCACGATTTGTCAGCTCCTATACCCATGAACAGCTCGCGAAAAACCGGCGCTCCCCTGGGGGTGACGGGCCCTGGGATGATACCCTATTGGAGCATGTGATGATACGTGGTGTTCTTACCAAGAATAAGACTCAAAATGGACAGAAAGATCGCCAGAGTGCATTGCGGGGCTTATTGCTTCGTAAAAAGATGGATCGATGGGCCAATGTCAAATAAAGAGCAAGGCTGGAGTTTTCATGAGCTTTGGGTGGCCTCACAGAAGTTTCGCCGGATATTCTATCACCGTGGGGTGATCTCTAAGAAGAATCAGGAATCCCTGTCGGAATCCTACTGGGTAGATCGGCATCCGAGGACAGAGTGGGCCCTCTGTGGCGTAGACGGATGTATGGAACTCGTACATGCGGGCGAGGTGTGCTCGGATCATGCCTTGAGCGATGAGGAGTTGCCGAACTGGAATTGGGCGAAAGGACATTTGTACAAGCGTGTTGCTGTATATGAGTCGAAGAGTAAGCCACTTCGAGAGCATAAGAGGATGGAGTTCAAGCGGTATGACACCCATGCCTGGAAGAGTAGCTTTGGCGCCTTACCAGAAGGTTTTGTGGTGCGATATATCGATCAGAACCCTTTTAACCTTCGGCCTTCAAATCTGATTGCCCTTTCAAAGATTACAGCTGCGGCATTGGATGCCGGAGTCATTAATGTGCGCGAGGCGATCACAATGGATAATGCTCTTCCTGATGATGTTCTTGGGATGATCAGTAGTGGAAGACCAGAAAAGCGCTGGATTTATTCTATTCCTAAGATTGCTCGCCACCTTGGTGTGCAAAGTTCATCAATACGTCGAGCTATTTCAAATGGAACGTTTGATCCTGAATCCTTTTCATCGGTTGTTGATTACTGTGCTTACAGTGGCGATGGGCCCAAGAAAAAGTGGGTGTACTCTTATCAGGATATAGCAAGGGCAGCTGAGGTTCACGTCAACTCTGTTCGTCAGGCGGCCAATCGTGGAGCTTTCGATCCGTCATCTATTGAGTCCGTGATGGGATACTTTCTCGATAGCAAGAAGGGTGGGCGCAAAGCGGCCACATGGGAATACACTGTCAAAGAGATCGCTGATCTCGCTGGTGTGCTACCGCCGAGGGTATGGGATGCGATCAACCGTGGTAGCTTGGACCCCTCCAGCTTGGCATCAGTTGTGGGTTTTTGTAGCAATAATGAGGATGGTAAAGATGTGAAGGAGGGTTAAAATGGATAAAGATGAGCGAAAAATTGCAAGAGAGAGGTCAAGGAGAAATATACGGGATTTTGATCCGGCTGGTTTTCTTGGGGATCTGGAGTGCTTCGAGGAGGTTCACGACATGGTCCAATCTGGGGCTATGGTTCGAGATATAGCCACGTTCATCCATGGTCGCAATGAGGCCACCCATGTCAGTCGAAAAGGGCTATGCCACGCGCTGATGAGATACAAGAGGTATGTTCTTAGTGACCAGACCGTATCGACAGAGTCTTCCGCTGGATTGGTTGATGATCTTACGAAGGAGAATCCGGCCTCTGTCGCGCTAGTGCTACGTGATCAATTCTTTGCAATGCGTGACCGTATCTCTATGGAGACGGAAACAGAGATGACACTTCGCAAGCTCTTTCCGACAACCGTGAAGGAGTACATGGCATCGTCTAGAATGGCAAAGGATCTTGTGTCTATGTACAAAGAGTTTGACATGCTGGATGCCGAGTCTGATACGGGGGCACGACATAGATCATCATTCAAGGGTCCAGTTGACATGGAAAAGGTGATTACAAATCCTGAATCCAGGCAGAAGCTTCTTGGAATTGCTGAGTTAATAACCAAAAACCCGGACATGTTCGACGATGTTATCTCTCTCGATCATGAAAAGGGAAAGAAAGCTCGTAGAAAAAAGAAGAAACACCTTCATGTCATCGAGGAAGAGGGCGAGCGTAAGGCACAGTAATGATTATTGAGACGAAAACGGGGAAGCATAAATCCAAGGTGACAAAGAGGGAGTTGCAAGAGGATTTGCGCCTCCGTATGTCTACATTGACCCACGATGAGCGCAAATATCTCATACAAATACTGGACGAACTCATGGTGGCAGGGGATCAAGTGGAAGAGAGCCCACCGGAATCCCCCATGGATATTGAAAATCTCTCGGGTCTTTATCGCAACCTCGCGAATATGCACTTTGAGAGAGAGATTGTTCCGGTCGATCATTTTATCCGTTCTGATGAGTACATGGGGAACACTGGTAGGTCACTTTATGATCAGTGGCTCAAGGATTTGAATGAGTTGTACTCAAGGCCATACAACGAGGTCATCATTACCGGTGGGATCGGAACCGGGAAGAGTTGTTGCAAGTACTCGGAATTACATGATTTATCCAATGGTAAGCGTTGTACTATTGGCGATATGGCTGGTGGAAGTATTACAGTTGGTTCATATGACCATTCCGAGCATGCAGTTGTGCCGATTAAATCTGAAGCTTACATGAGTGGGTATAAAAGACTTGGTGATTGCTTGTTGAAAAGTGGAAAGAAAATACGTTGCTCAGCGGATCATCCATTTTTGACGCCAGGTGGGTACTCTGCGATACGAGACATTTCAATCGGAGACTTGGTGGCAACAGCACGATGGCTTCCACCACCTGAAAAGTTTTTTAATATTCCTGATGAAGAGGTTGAATTTATTGCGTTTATGTGTGCAGATGGCAGTTTTGGAAACTGGACATTTACAAAAGAAAGCCAAGTAATTCTTGGTAGATTTAGAGCTGTATCTGATTTTTTATCTGGTTCAATAGATACATGTACGTTGAGGAAGATAAAAAATAAAACAGAGCATTTGTATTCAAAACAGACGCAGTGGATAAGAAAAAAATACAATATTGGTTCTGAAAAATCCATTGATAAGCGTATACCTTCTGAGTTTTATGGATTGACGGACAGACAAAATGCCTTGTTTTTGAATCGTTTTTTTGCGTGTGATGGACATGTTAGCAAAATAGAAATTGAATTGACTCTTGCTAATGAAGGGCTGATTCGCGATATACAACATCTTCTTCTTCGTCTAGGTATTCATTCAAGGGTTAGAGAAAAGCCGACTACATGGATAAATAATGGTATCAAAAAACATTCTATTGCTTGGCGGCTGCTTATATCTTCATCTAGAGAGAAGATTCGTTTTTTTGAAAAGGTTGGTTTCTTGCTTGGTAATGAAGATGCATGCAAGAAGTTATATGAACTAGCAAAAAGCAAGAAACGGAATTCAAACGTTGACGTCACACCTGTAACAAATAGTATCAGTATTAAGATTCGCGATGAGATTGGAATACCATGGCGGGAGTGGAGGGAAAAATATAGGCTTCCAAATGGGCATCATATGGGTATGGATAAGCTCGTTGAAATCAAAGATAAGTATGGTTTGCCAGATTGGTGTTCGTGGTGGACTGATGTCTTTTGGGATAGACTGGAGTCGTTTTCTGAAGATTCTGTTATTAGTCCGGTATATGATATTACAGTACCTGGTACAGAGAACTTTGTATCCAACGGGATTATTCTCCACAACTCGACAATGGCTGAGTTCGGCCTGGCATACACCTTTTATCAAATTTGTATGTTGCGCGATCCTCAGGCCTCTTTTGGCTTGATGGAGGGATCCGAAATAATTCTAGTGTGTTTCAACCGCGATGACTACCTAGCGAGAAACGTCACCTTTGGTGGGCTGAAGAATAAGATCGAAATCAGTCCATTCTTCAAAAAGATGGGATTGAAAATCAAAGATTCATCCATGAAATTTGAGAAGAAAAATATTGAGATTATTGCAGCGTCAGCGAAGTCGGCTAGAACGCTTGGTCGAAATGTTTTTGGTGGCATTATCGACGAGACTGATTTTATCGATGGTGGGTCGATCCTAAAGGACAAGGAGCTTGCGACGGGTGAGAAGTCCGTAATAGAGCTGTTGCACACCAATATTATTCGACGTATGAAGAGTCGCTTTGATCGGGCCGGAGTATTGCCAGGTAAGCTCTTCATGACATCATCGGCGAAATCTTCGGATAGTTTCACGAATAGGCGCATCGGAGAGGCTTCGACTGATCCGATGGTGTTTTGTCGCGATTATGCACAATACGAAGTCAAACCTGCTGATCAGTTTTCAAAGCAACGATTCTGGGTCCGTGTAGGCAATGAGAGGATTCCTCACAAGATTCTATCCAGAAAGGAGTACCAGGATCTTGGTAGATCCGGAAGAGTAAAATTAGAGAAGAATGGCTGTCGGTTCATCCGTGTGCCCATGAATTTCAAGAAGGACTTTGAGAGTAATATCGAGGACTCTATTCGTGATATTTCTGGTATCACTACAGTGAGTGTGATGCCGTTTTTCCAGATGCGTGGACGACTGTATGAGATGGTTGATGACACTCTGGTCCTGCCGACACGCTTGACGGAATGGGTGCAAGATGAGCCCCTGGACATTAACTGGAAGGCCATTACAAAGAAATACAGGCGACGGCTTGGTCCCGGCAGATATGAAGAGGTGGTCCGCCCCAGACGACATCCTGATGCTCAGCGTTTCGTGCATATCGACTTGAGTCGTGGCGTCCAGGACCCAACAGGGATCGCGATTGGGCATGTTGTCGACTACATACAGCTCTCCCGGAGACGTAAAACCGGCGAGGAATTCACAGAATCCCTTCCCATGATTGAGATCGACCTTGTCATTCGTGTTGTCCCGGCGCCGGGTAAAGAGATTGATTTCGGTGAGGTTCGTGGGTTGATATACGATTTCCAGAGACATGGTTATTCTATCACCTTTGCAGCGATGGATAGTTTTCAGGGACACTCAATGCTCCAGGAGCTTGGCAAGCATGGGATTGACGGAGAGATTATTTCGGTCGACAAAACTGTGGAGCCATACACGGATTGCAAGACGGCAATCTACGAGGGTCGCGTCAGTGTGTATTCCTATCCCATCCTATTGGGGGAGTTGGAGAAACTAAAAAGAAACGATATGGCAAAGGTGAAGATCGACCACCCTCCAAATGGGTGTTTTGTCGGTGAGACTTGTATCCCATTATTAGATGGTACATGTCCAGAGATTAGGCAACTTGAAGGCAAGGAAGTTGAGGTGTATTCGTGCACTGAAGATGGGATGATAGTACCTGGTGTTGCTCGTGGTAGATTCACAAAAGAAGTTGATGAACTTGTTGATATAATATTGGATAGTGGAGCTGTAGAAAGGTGTACTCCAGAACATCTTTGGATGTTGAGAGATGGAACATACAAGATGGCAAAAGATTTAGTCCCTGGGATTGATAGGCTTATGCCAATTAATAGGGTTTGGCCAGTGAATGGTGGTTACAATTACAAAGTTAGATATGTGATGCCGGTAAAACTTGATAACCCGGTAAGGGTTTATGACTTAGAAGTGGATGATTATCATAATTTTGCTTTGTCGTCTGGGGTTTTTGTTCATAACTCAAAAGACGTTGCTGATGCATTCTGCGGAGTCATTTACACGTTGACGACCAGGCAAACCATGCTTGGTGACATTTCCCCTGGTATAAGTGAGTACCAAGATCGGACTGAGGAAGATTCGGAGTGGATTCGGAGTACCATGCATAAATCTGGAGAAAAGGCTCCTGTTGAGGTGAAACACGATGAGGATCCGATTTTCTTCCTCGGTTAGAGCATTGTTTGCATTTCTACAGGAGCGGAGTAGAGTGGTATGGTAATGTGTTTTCTTTTGACAATGCATAGGAAAATGGAGATTGAATATGAGCGGTAGTTCTGATGTTTTCAGCTTGATTTATGATGTTATGTCGCGTGTCAATCATCGTGATGATGATGAATCCTTGAATATTCAGGAGGATGTAAGTGTTTCCGAGTTTGAAACCGAAGATGACGACCAGCGATTTGAGGAATGGCGACGTGGGTTCCTGGACGAGGTGGAGAGTGTCACAGGGAAGAGTATGGAAGAACTCATCCTTGGGTATCCGCTCCGGAACTTGTATTCTCAGACGGATTCGCTTGATGAGGCTGTACAGCGTTTCTTGAGCGACATTGAAACCACAGAAGCGAATCGAGTGGAGTCCAGAACATTTCGCGAGTGGTCCCATGATGTGGATACCATATTGGCCAATAGTGGTGGTCCATCATTGCAGGAATTAAGGGATTCTGGTTTTATGTCCGCCTCCTCACTTCATGCCTTTTTCCTGGAATACCGGGTACCCTCCGAGGCTGCTGATCAGCTCGTCGACAGTGATAGGAAACCATCCGGTATGAGCCTAAGTGAGATTGAGGATTTTCACAGATGGGTTGATGATCTTGATTTAGATGCCGAAGATGATGATGATGATGACGATGATGATGAATTGGAAGATCCTGAAGAGGAGGTGGATGACACTGTTCCACCTGGCATGGATGATGTTTTTGAAGAGGTTCAGAAGTCAACAAGGAAATATCCGGCGTCGAATCCTAACAGTATTGACAATCTTATGTCTCAGGTGATGGTTATGGGAGAAAAACCATCTCCAAAGGATGAACTTGCACAGAAGGTTATTCCTGGAATGTTGGATATTGTTGATGATGATATGGACGCCACTGGTGCTGCAGACATAATGGAGCAGGCCAGTCAAGCACTTCAGGGCTTCGTTGATGTTGCCCCGGAGAAAGGTCAATTCAATGAGTAAGCTTTCATCTGGTCGGATGTCCTTTATCCGTAATATTTTCCAGAGAGACAATCAAAGGGCAGAACTTGGAATCTCCAGTCGCGAGTTGCTGCGAAATGCCCAATTTGGAAACATGGGTGGGGCGCTTGACATCCTAAATACCGATCTGAATGGCATGTTGACCATCGATAAGGGGATGATGTCGAGGCAACTTGATTATGCAAGAATGGATGAATACGCGGAGGTCTCTTGTTTATCTGGTGATAGTAATGTTTTCACACTACACATGGGATGGCAAAAGATAAAAGATCTTGCAGGTTTAGGTGGTAGTTTTCATGTTCTGTCTTACGATAAAGATAGAAAATCACTTGTTCCTTCCTATTGTGATGGTGCTAGGCTTACCGGTAAAAAGGGACATGGCAAGCGAATGGTTAATGTGATCATTGATAATGGGCAGGTAGTCAGGGCTACAGAAGATCACTTGTTCATGCTAAAGTCAGGAGATTATATACCGTCTGGTAGTCTAAAGGTTGGACAAATGTTAATGCCTGGACGATTAAGGCATGTCAGTCCCTCGTCTTCTGGTGTTTCATGTGGAATTATTAAGCGTAACATGGAATGTCATGATTTACTTTCTGATGGCGCAAATCACATGGTTCTTCGTGTTGAGTATTTAGATTATGACGAAGATGTCTATGACTTAAGTGTTCCGAAATATCATAATTTCGTTTGTAATGGCATAGTTGTCCATAATTCAGCCCTGGACATCTATGCAGATGACGCAACCCAAAAGGATAGCACCACGGGCAAGGTACTTTGGGTGGAGTCTGATGACAACAACATCAAGGACGAGCTGACAGATCTCTTTGAGAATCGTGTGGACATTGAAAATAACATCTGGGAGATCACGCGAAATCTATGCAAGACGGGAAATGACTATGAGGAATTGATCATTGGTGGCGACAATACTGGGGTCGTTGGGATTAATTTCTTGCCAACACAGTCCATGAGGCGTATCGAAAACAACAAGGGGGATCTGCTCGGTTTTATCCAGACATTCTCTGATAACATCGACTTTACTCCAGAACAGTTTAAGAAATTCCAACTAAAGGGTGGGGCCGGTGTCAATGACACGAAGGATATTTCGGCCTTTGAGGATTGGCGCGTCACACATATGAGGCTCGTATCGAAGTATCGGGGATCAATGTATGGTTGGTCGGTCGTTGATTCTGCAAGGTGGATTTGGAAGAGACTGATGCTCCTAGAGGACGCCGTATTGGTTTACAAACTTTGCCTAAAAGGTGACTCTCATATCTGGACAGACGACGGTGTTAAGAATATTAGAGATCTCAACAAGGGTGATATTGTTTATTCATACGGTAAAGACGACGAGCTTAAGCAAGCAAAGGTGATATACAAAAAACACAATGGTCAGGATAAAATATACCGTGTAAGCAGTAAGCACAGGGATTTGTATGCCAATGCTACACATCCTGTATTAACAGAGACAGTTATAGGACAAGGATCTGGAAAACCTAAAATTAGGTATGTTGGTTATGTAGAGGTGCAAAACCTCAAACCAGGGGTACATCGACTGATTACTCCTGAGAGAAAAGACTTTTTGTCAATTCCTTATAAACTGAAACTTCCAAAGATGAGGAAGTGTTCAAAAATGAAAAAAGCCACCTCGTTGAATGTTGGTATACGTCACCTACAGGATTCGTGTGGTGTACAGTCTAATTTAATTAAGGATTTTTTGGACGGTAAATATATTCTTAATACGAACGCTGCAAATCGGATACTACTTGAAAATGGATCAAGTGACTACGACATGGAGACATGGGACGATTTTGGAGGCAGGAGAAGACACAATATCCCCGATTATGTGACTCCTGACTTTGCTAGATTATTTGGTTTTTTGCTCGGCGATGGCTTTGTTTCTGAGAGGGAATCTATTAAGGATGGAAGCAAGTGTTTTGTGCGAGAAGTTGGATTTGCGGCAGGTGATAAAAAAGATGTTAACGATAAGTACAGAGAACTACTGGAATTGTTTTTTGGCGAATCATCCTTCTCTGTAGGTAGGAGATCTGTTCATAGCTGTGTTGGACGTGTTTCTATATCATCTAAGCCTCTGTATGATTTTATGATCATGAATGGGTTTGTTACTGGTGCGCACAGTAAGCGGGTTCCAAAGTGGATATTCCAGTCATCATATGCAATCAGATCGGCTTTTATTGATGGCTTTGTTGATGCAGATGGATGGAGAGCGCAGGGTGGAGTCAGTGAAAACCGTGGAAGAGTATCTCATGATAGGTGTTCTATAGAATTGTGTAATAAAGAGTTAGTTGGTGACATAAGGGACCTTGTAATGCAAATGGGGCTCTGTGTTACTCGCATATCGTGTAGAACCCGAAGTGGTGGCATGCAGATATTAAACAATGGACACGTGCTTTCTGATAGGGAATCTTACTCAATATCTTGGTCTATGAATCGTCAACCAATGTCAGAGGTTGTGAACTCCGTAGAACTTGTTGATACTGATGATATATGGGATATTGGCGTTGATTCAGAGGAACATAACTTTGTCGCAGATGGTGTTGTTGTGCACAACACAAGAAGCCCATCTCGGTATGCCTTCTATATTGATACGGGGAAGGCCCCACGCCGCGAAGCAGAGCGCATTGTTCAAGAGGCGATGCATCGTCTAAAGAAAAAGAAATTTATCGATCCAAAGAGTGGCAAGCTCAATCTTCGTGCAAACCCGATGAGCATGGATCAGGACTTCTTTCTTGCCATGAGAGATGGTAGGGAGAGCACACGTGTCGAGTCTTTGGCTGGCCCATCGTATCAGCAGGTAGATGACGTTCAGTATTTCTTGTACAAGCTCTATGCAGCCTTGAAGGTCCCGCGCGCCTACATGGGATATGACGAGAATCAACCTTCAAGAGCTACTTTGTGTTTAGCTGGAGACACAAAGGTTCCATTGTTAGATGGTACAGAGCCGACGATTGCCGAGTTGTCGAAGAGGGATGATCCGTTCTGGGTGTATTCTGTTGACGATCAAAACAATATCGTCCCTGGGTTAGCGAGAAATGCCCGGTTGACAAGACGCCAGGCTGAGACAGTTGAGGTTGAGTTGGATAACGGTGAGGTTCTGACGTGTACTCCGGATCATCCGATCATGATGCGTGATGGTCATTATGAGGAGGCTGGTAATTTAAAAGCTGGAGATTCAGTGATGCCCCTGTATCGAAGGGATTCTATTGGTAACATGTCTGGTTATGAGGAAGTTTACGATCCTGGTGATGATAATTGGAGGTTCACTCATCGGATGGTAACGGATTCATTGTTTGATGGTGTTGGAAATGGATCCGTTAGGCATCATGTTAATTTTCATAAATGTGACAATCGTCCAGAAAATCTAAAGATAATGGGTATTCATGAGCATATCAGGCTTCATGCAAGGCATGCTGAGAAGACGCTTATGCGTCCTGATGTAGTTGATAAGAAAATAAAGGCACAAAAAGAGTGGCTCAAGACAGATGAAGGCAAAGCTGTCATACAAAAAAACTTATTCAACAGGGGGGAAGGCTCAAAGTTTCAAAGAGTAATGAGATCAGAAGCATATAGAAAGAAACACTCTGATCTAATGAGGGCTCGTCATTCAGATCCAAGTGATGGAATCAATAAGTATCGTTCCTCTGATCGATACATGGATGTTTGTAATGAACACTCATTGAGAATGACTGGTGAAGGTAATCCAAGATTTATTAGTGGTACGTCTTTTGAGGAACTTGTGAATGTAGCAAGGAGCTATCGATGCAGGAGCCTTGTCGAGTTGTCAAAATGGACGGGGTGGGGAATATCTGTTATATATCGGGTCCTTTCTGATACTGGTGTAAAGTACAAAGATTTTGCCGATAAATACATGGCGAGTAGTAAATTCAGGGATAGTGCAAATAGAAGATGGCACAATCATAAGGTTGTTTCTGTTCGACCTGGTCCAGTTATTGATACATATGACTTGACGGTTGATGGGTATCACAATTTTGCCGTGCAAGCAGGCGTAATAGTTCATAATAGTCAGGAAGACGTTAGATTTGCGCGTACGGTGTTGCGTGTACAGCGTGAAGTTGTAAATGGGATGCGCAGGATTGCCAAGGTAAATCTGGCAGCAAAAAGAATCGATCCAGCTGCCGTGAAGTTCGATATCAGAATGACTGTTCCTTCGTCTATTTTTGAGCTAGGACAAATGGAAGCCTTGCGTACGCGAGCGGAGCTGGCCTCTTCAATGGAAAGGCATGTATCTCATCATTGGCTCCTCAAAAACATCTATCGACTTTCTGATGATGAAATCGAATCCATTATGATGCAGAAGAAAAAGGATGCCGGTGGCGAAGGCGGGGCACCTGGTGGCATGGGATTCGAGTCTGTTTCTGGCCGTATTATACGTCCTCAATTTGGCAGGATCACGCGTCCATTGACCGAGCGGGATTTATTCGATGGGAATCCCGAGGATGAGAAGCGCATCGAGAAGATTGTTCGTCGTGAACTGGAGCGTCCCGATAGCTATCTTGGTCGGTCCATGAGAGAAACTGGAAATCTTTTGCGTGAGCTGGCGGCGACAATCCGCTCTACTTCACGATCTGTCTAGTAAGCACATACTAGACACATGCTGTCCCACAAAGCCTCATAAGACACTGAAAAAATATGCGTTTCTTTGACAAGCGTTTTGGGAAACGCTGTAATGGTTTACAGGCACAATTTTTGTGCAGGTGTTTTACATGAGAAACAAGATGCAGAAAATAGTGATTGACAGAGACGCGATGAGGGAATTGATGCGCGGATCGTATGAACAGATGATGCAAGAGGTTTCTGAAGCAGTAAAGGCATCGTCTGTGTCTTTTGGTGGTCCCTCACACTTGGTTTCCACATATCAAGATCGGGTTGTGATTTTTGTGGAACAGCGTGGTTTCTTTGAGGCACCATACGAGATAACTGAGAACCGGGTTCAGCTGGGTGAACTCTCCTCATATGAGGTTGGTACCAAGGACCACCTTTCCATGGCCTTGTGTGGATTCTTGGATGGCGGAGACACGAACAACGTTGTTTCTGCCATATTGGAGGACAGGGATTCCCGGGACGGGAAGTCAGATTTCTCCGATCAGTTGAAGTCCGTATTGAATGCTGATCGTACTTGGCGCCAATATATCCTCACAGAATCCGTTATCGCAAATGTTGCGCGTTACCTTGGTGAGTCTTCCAGGGAGTTCCATGATCGTCGATATGTTGAGGTAAACGGGGCTATCAATGGTGTCACATTGACCAGGTCACTCTTGAGTATGAAAAAGAAGCTATCTGAGGCTTTCTCCGATCTCTCCTTTGCTGTTGCCCAGTATGAGCAGATCGTTGAGAAGAGAACTGATGCAGAGGCAAGGGCGTTACAGGACTTCGATGAGGCCATTGCTGATTTGGTTGAAAATTTCGAGGAGATTCGTGCCCTCGCAGATCAAGGTGTTGAAAGTGCTCGCGTTGGACACAGTAAGACAGCTGCGCAGATACATGACGCTATTATGGAAGATATGAAGAATATACATCTTGGACAGCAATTTGCCGTCAAGATGATCTCTGATTTAGTTACGGTTTAACCGTAGGGAGGAATTTGATATGAAGTATCCAACACTGAAGGAGATCCTCCAGCATCTCGGTTTGACCGAGGACGCGATCAACGAGACCTTCCCGGAGCTCCAAGAGAGTGAATACGGGAAAGAGGGAGAGGTTGATCAATCCACTGGTGACGAAGACACCAGTGGCCTTGGTGAGATTGGTTATCTCTCTGATGACGACGATGAGCTGGAAGAAGATGCCGAGGACGATGACGACCTTGATCTCGAAGAGGCCGTTGACAACCTGACCGATGATGAGTTGGACGAGATTGCGGTGGACGCTGGTCTCGAAGAGGGATTCATCAGGCTTGCGTCTGTCAGTAAGCGAAAAGCGCGCCGGAAGAAAATGAAGAAATGGCTCAAGACGAGCCAGGGTCGCCAATACATGGCCAAGAAGACCCGCAAAGGCAAGACGGCAGTTGCCAAGAAGCAGCGGAAGATCCATGCGAAGAAGTTGGCAGCTCGCGGTGGTTCCAAAAAGGGGAAGATGTTCCGTGAGAATGACATCCCCAATGCTTTCGAGTCCAGTGTTCTGGAGGACATTGCCGAGCTGGCGAATGCCATGGAACATGATCCCCGAGAGCAATTCGAGTCTTTCAGTACGGCCTTCAATGGTCTGGCAGATCTCGGCGAGCTGGCTGCCGGTTCGGTGATTTCCGAGAGTGAGGATATTGCACGGGCCTTCGCCGGTGTAGCTGTTGGTGCCGAGGCTGTTCTCCGTGAGATGGAGAAGATGGACGGTATCGTAACCCTGAAGAATCGCCGCATGCTGGAGTCTACCCTGGCCGATGCCATGGACAATGTGGGGACCCTGATGTCCGAACACAACGTCCTGGAGGGGATTGACAAGGCGTTCATGGATAATGCCAAGGACATCGTCGAATCCAGTCGCGTGGACAATGAACTCTCCATCTGGGACAGTTCTCCATTGGTTGAAGATTCCGTTTTGGACGGTATTCGCAAACTTATGGGGATCAAGTAGAGTGGAGCGTCGGTCATGAATGTTATCCAGAGCCTGCTAGAGTCCAATGGTGGTAACGATGTTGTCTTTGAACCCAATGGACTTGACAAACCGCTACTGGAAGATGCCTTTTGGTTTGAGGTAAAACCAACGGATTTCTTTGAGGAGAAAGAAGGCGGTGAACTCCGTTTTTATCTCAATGGGCGTCTTGGTCTTGTTGAGCAAGCGACAGCGAATAAGCGGAAATACACACGTCCCGTAATGAGCCGGGAAATTGAACGTCTTCTTCCTGATATGCAGGCTCGTGGCGTGTACGGGGAGTCTGATCACCCTTGTTTAACCTCTGATGACTTTAGAGTTCTCACAAGGGACGGATGGAAGAATTTCAGGGATATAAATGTTGGCGATAAAGTATGGTCCCGCGTGGATGGGAATGCTGTACTCTCAGATGTGAATGCAATTATTGACGAACCTTATAATGGTAAAGTTTATCATGTTTATGGTCGGCATATTGATAGTACATTTACACCAAACCATAAAATGGTACTTGATAAAAGACCTGGTGAATCAGGTATCCACCAAGAGATGGTTCAGGTTAGAGATGTAGTAGATGCTCCTGTTAGGTATAGCCATTATGCTATTCCCAAGACTGCTCTGTTTAAATGTGAAGGACCGAAGCATTTCGTAATTCCAGGTGTTAAATCATCCGGTAGATTCGCAAATGATGTATCTCAACCGATGGTTATTGATTCAAGTGTTTGGGCATCATTTATGGGCATATATTTATCAGAGGGGCATTGCTCTGCTGATAGTGTAGATAACTATGATGTGCTCATCTCTCAGAAGAATGGGTGGTGCAGGAATCTTATTAAGACTGAGATTATTGATCGTATGCCATCGGAGCTTAACTGGAGAGAGATAGATAGTGGATTTGTAGTCTCTGACAAGAGAATATATGAGTATTTGAAGCCACTGGGTAACAAATACACAAAATACATCCCGGAAGACGTCAAAAATAATCTGTCATTTGATGATCTTAGGCTGCTTGTATATTGGTTTACAATTGGTGATGGAAGAATGGTTGCTGGAAATGGTAAAGACAAAAACCTTCTTACATCGGTTAAAGAAAGCATTCATGAGCAAGTTAAAAGAGATGGTTGTGTAGTAAACATAAGACAGGATGTGTTTTCTGTTTCTGAAAGACTCATAAGGGATTTGCACGAATGTATTGTTCTAAGTGGTGGTTCTGGAAGTGTTTCCACGATTCTTCCAGATAGTGATTATGTTTTTGCCGGAAGAGTAATCAAGGCAGAAAATAAGGTGCCATTGCACCAGTTGCATATTAGTAATTCTAAAAACATTTGGATGGATCCACGTTTTATTTCCGTAGAAGAAGAGTATCATGATGGAAATATTTATTGTTTAACTACAACATATGGATCTTTCTATATGGAGCAAAATGGTCAGGCATTCTGGACTGGGAATAGCGACGGAAAGACCAAATTATCTCGCGTAAGCCATTTTGTTCTTGGGGCTGAGATCAACGAAAATAACGAGATTATTGGAAAGCTCGAAATTATCCCCGGTACCAAAAACGGTGATCAACTCCTGGCCATTGCACGTCGTGGTGGTCGCCTTGGAGTAAGTAGTCGCGGTTTTGGATCTGTTATTCCGGATGACGAGGGGAATCATGTAGTCCAGGAGGACTATCGACTCGTCACGTGGGATGTTGTTGCCGATCCGGCGAACGCAGGGGCTCATCCAGCATTTGTGGCCGAGGAAAGGGAGAATAAAAGCATGGACATCGCAAAATTCATTAAAGAGCATCCTGAGGTCGTAGCGGAGATTCGGAAGCAAATTGCAGAAGAAGTTGCTCCCGAAGCGCGTGAGCACGCTCGCGTCGCCCTCAAGGAAGAATTCGAACAACAACTGGAGTCTGTTGGCAAGGCTGTGCGAAAAGAAGTCGAAGAGCAAGTACGTGCGGATCTACTCAATGATCCCGCCGTGGCCGGTGCACAGGGTGTTGTGGAACAACTCAAGGGCCTCTTGAGCCCTTATATGTTTGAGGCGGACGAAAATCAAGAGATCGCCCGTCTGACAAGTAAAATCGCTACTCTAGAGGAGCGAATCGCCAGCCAGGATAAGGCTATCGCCGAGCAGAAGGAAGAGAACACGAAGCTCTCTTCGGCGGCTCGCCAGATGGCATTCCGCCTGTATCTGGAGACCTCGCTTGATGAGTCTGTGTCGCCCAAGGCCGTCTTGGAACATGTCGAAGATCTGGATCAATACCGGAACATCGAGGAATTCAAAGAGGCTGTCGATGAAATCATCGAGGGCATGCAAGCGGAAATCGAGGAAGAGAAAGAGCGTGAATCCGAGCTTCGACGCAAGGATGCTGAAATTGCGCAACTCAAAGAGGAGCGTGACAAGGCGCTTGCTATAGGGGCCCAAGGGTTTGTCCGGGCTTACCTGGAGAAGAAGATTGCCAAGCATCCACGGGCTGCCAAGGTGCGTGCGTATGTTATGGAAGCCAATCCAACCACGAAGGAACGGGTTGAAGCTCTTATCGAGGCCTACGATTCCGAAAACCCGGTGTCTGAAGAGTACAAGCGACTCCGCAAGGGTTTAAAGCGTGCTCTTGCTGAGGAAACCGGAGAGGGAACAGGGGCTGAACTGACAGAAGATACCGATGATGATGAACTCATGGGTGTTCCGATGAGTCAGCTCCGTTAATTAAACATGGATTGTTCAAGCAAATATTTTGAACGCAAAGTCGCCGCAGGGCATGTGGAGACCATAAACGCTTGTGTAGAGTCACATGATTCTAAGAAGCAAGAATGCGCTAAAATGCGCTATGTCAGGTAACAGAATGATTAACGAATACAGCAGCAATTTGATCCCAACCGGTCTCAATGAGCAATCCGACGGTACGATCCTGGATCCGGACATCAGCGGCGTTTTGATGAAACGATGGGGCGGCCTCATGGAGGACTCCTGGAATCCGTGGACCAAGAAGTGCATGGCTCAATTGTTCGAGAACGAGCGGAAGCACATGGCGCTCCTGAATCGCAAAGCTTCCTTGCATGAGTCTACGCTCAGCACGGCCATTCCGGATTTGGTTAAGTACGTCTTCCCGCTCATCCGACGGGTATGGGCGAACCTAATCTCCAACGGTCTCTTCTCGATCCAACCGATGAATAACCCCATCGGTGGTATCTTTTACTGGGAGTACAAGTACGGTACGACAAAGGGGACCATCACAGCGGGTCAGAATATGATCCAGAACTTTGACCGACACTACTCAAGCGAGTACGTGGACAATGAGTCCATCGGCAGTGGCACCAACCTGACCGGTACTATCGTCTGGGGTCCCATCAAGCCGCAGGGTATGGGCCAGGTGGGTATCGAATTTGTGGGAACTGCGGATTCCGATGGTTCCCAGAAGCGCATCTATGACAGCGACGGTTCCGGTACTCTCACTGGTGATACCGGCGCAGCTTCCACTGTCAACTATACAACCAAGGCGTATGACATCACCTTCTCCGAGGCTGTCAGCAACGTCGTGGCGAACTACTTCTTCTCCATGGAAGCTGAAGCTGGCAATGTTCCTAGAGTAAACGTGGACATCACCCTGGAAGCCATCAAGGCTTACTCCCGGAAGCTGGCTATGTACTGGAGTTCGGAAGCGGCTGACGACATGCAGGCCGTCCTCCAAATGGCGATTGAGCCTGAGCTGACCGCTGGCGTTGCCAACGAGATCGCCCTCGGGATTGACCGCGAACTCATCATGAGTGCGTTCGGCTCCGGCACCACAAACACTGACGTGTTCGACGCGGCCGTTCCTCCGGGGCGCACCCCCGTTGATCACTTCCGTGGCATCACGACCGTTCTGGAGAAAGTCTCCGGCGAGATTGCTACCAGGACACACAGGGGTCCCGGTAACTTCATTATCATCGGTCCGTCCGTTCAGCCTATCTTCGGCGCTCTGGCCACCCATGGTGACCTGGTTCGTATTACCAACGATATTCCGACTCCTCCACAGGGGCAGGGTGTTACGGGTCGTCCGGCCTTCCAGCTGCCACAGGCTCCTAATGGCTTCGGCGTCTACCCCATCGGATTCCTGCAATCCAAGTGGCTCGTTATCGTCGATCCACACTTCCCCGTTGGGAAGATCATGGTCGGGCTCAAGGGACCGATGTTCACCGATTCCGGTGTGGTTTACGCGCCGTACGTGCCACTTCAAGTGACATCTCCGTTACTGGATCCAGCGGACTTCACCCTGCGTAAGGGTATGAGGACTCGGTATGCAAAGAAGGTGGTTAACCCCGACTTCTACGGTATCATCACCGTGTCCAACCTTCCATAGTAGGTAATTGATCTGGGTGGTGGAAGGATCACCACCCAGATCTTTTCCTCTTTGGAAACTTTGAACAACAGCTCGCCGGAAGTTCTCTGGAGAGCATAAACGCTTGTGGAGCGGCAAAAGCCGCGATGAGGCAAGAAGAAAGCAATAAGTTAGTCTTTCAGAACGGAGAAAGTGAAATGCAGATTACTGTGATCAATAAAAGGGCGTCGACCGGGGACAAGTTCTCCTGTGTTGACGGAACAACCGTGGTCCCTGGCGCACAGCATGCCATGACTGGCCGATCCAAGGGTGAATATATCCACCAGATGACAATCGCTTCCGGCGATGCCGACATTGCTGTTCTGGGTCAACTGGATGGCGTGGATCGTGCCCCCATCGTATGCGATATGAAGGACATTGCTGACCCGGCTGGCGGTGCAACGACCAGTGCCGGAGAAGGCTTCGACCTCAAGACCGAGGCGGGCGCAGCTGCCAATGTGGCCCCACAGATGTATTTTGGTGCCTTTGACGATGCAGCCTGTCAGACCCCGGCTGTCAATGCCACACTCGATACAGCTTCAGCGGGTACCATCGTATCCGGTGGTGGAACCAATCTCTTGAAGGTCACTCCGAGCGCCACGGGCGAATTCGCCTGTACGTTGACTGATGCTGAGGATGAGGTCGTATATCTGAAGGCGTGGCCGGTGGGGACCGACTACGTTGTCGACAGTAGCGATTCGACCACGGCCGAGTTTACCGCCTAGTATTATCAACCTGCACAGAAGGGAGTGTGACATGAGTATCTCCCCGGACGCGATTGTTGCGCTCCCTTCTTTTTTTCTACGGAGATAATGATGGATTTGCGAGAAGAGATTCGCTATGGCTTATTGCGCCATGCGTTGGGGAGTAAATTGAACGAGGCCAAAGGAGCTGGCAGTTGGTGGGATGCTTTGGCGATGGATGGCAAAAAGAAGGTAGCCAGCATGTTGGGCTTTAAGATGGGAAAGAAAGTTTCCTTTGCTGCCATGGCTCCAAGTTTGCAATCTGAGCTGGAGGTATATTTCGTAAAACATAAGGGAAAGATTGAAAGTGTTCTGTGAAATATAGGAAGATGATCTTAGCGACACAGTGGAGGATATAGATGAAGTTTTATAAGCGTAACCCCGAGGTTGAACACGAATTTACGTTACAGGGTATCGTGATGGACGAATACACTGTTGTGTGCGGCGAAGAGTTCGCTCCATTTGCCGATCCGAAGACATTCCCCGGGAGGCCACCGAAATTGATTGTAGTAGCCTTTGAGAGCCTGACAGATGACCAGAAATTTCAGGTTAAAGGGTTTGCCGACAATAAGGCTGTGAAGCCTCCCCGTCACCTAGGGGTCATCACATCTGATGCATTCCATTCTCCTGGTGAGTCAAAATTCAAGATCTCCAATGTTCCAGATATTGCAGAGGAACGGAGAAAACAGCTCGAAAAGGCAAAGCCTATTGACACACCGGAAGTGATAGGGCCCGAGAAGAATCTTGACCTTGGTCGTGTTCGATATGGCAAGGAAAAAACTACAGAACAGGAGATCATTGAAGAGATGATGGGGGACGCATTGCCTGAATTGAAGAAGATGTATTCACCGAAGGCGATGGTGGAATTATTTCCTGGGGTAACAGAGAAAAACGTATCAAAGATTCTCGAAAATTTCCGTGATCTCGACGAGCTTTCAAAAGCTGCCAATGCAGAGCTTCGGCGATCTGGCATGCCACCGAATTATTTTGGTCGCGTCCGTTCTCGCGCTCTCGCGGAAAAAAAGGCCTACGAAGCCGATAAGCAATAGGAAACACGATGAGACACGCAGATGATAGTATTCAACTTCTCGATCAAGCAAAGGATCGGATCGTGTTGGAGTCCGATATGTCCGCAGGCGATGGTCGACCGTTGCTCTCCAGTCAATGGGAAGCGCTAATTGAGATTGCAGAGGAGATTTTTGAGGCGTGCCGTGGTCGTGATTTGGGCGCCGTTGCCAGGAAGACAAGGAAGATGAAAAACAAACTTCGAAGGCCGCAATTCCGTCGGCGACTGGAAGCACTCGAAAGTGACGATGGGGAAGAGAGCATGGAGAAGTGTCAGTGCTCCAAATGTCATGCCCCCATTGAACTCAAGGGTGGACAGAAGTGTGTCAAGGGTACCCTTTGTCCAAAATGCGCTTTAAGTCAAAAGAATGACGATGACGATGACATGAAGGAGAAACCGAAAAAGCAGGTCGTGGAGAGCGCTCTTCGGAGGCGTCGGTACTAAAAAATGAAGCTGCAAGAATTCAAAGTCTGGGTAAAACGTCAGCTTGGTGAAGACGAAGGTTGTCCAAGTGTAAAGGTAGAGCTTTCAGATAAGCAGCTTGAACAGGCACTCACCAATGCCTTCGAGTGGTTTGCTGCTCACGTAGGCATTTATCGCGAAGGATCGGTCACATTGGTCACTGGGCAGAGTGAGTATGATCTGAGTAGTATTACCCCAAGGGTTTATGATGTTGTTGGTGCCTGGTTTCCGACATCTGCAAATTTCATGAATTTCCATGAGCTTTATCCTGGTTTTTTGGATTTGAGCGGGATCCCTCTTGGCCCAGAGCCGATTGCATCGGGGGCTTGGGGCGATAACAGTTATCCACAGACGACTATTGTGCAGACACTTCAGACACAAGGAGCCATGCAGAGGCTCTTGAGTTCCGATTTGGACTGGGAGTTTTACCGTGATCCAACATCGGAGCCACCCGTTCCTGTTTTGCGTGTCATGCCAGCTCCAAGTACAGAGGTTGGGCCATGTATTTTTCAGTACAGTATTGATCCGGCTGACATTAAATTGGAGTGGTTTGGGAAGAGGAACCTGTATTACTTGAAGCAATGGGCCCTTGCTGATGCGAAGTACATATTGGGGCGAAAACGTGGAAAGTTCAAGTCCTTGCCAACGGCCGGGGGGGATCGGCAGCTGGATGGCGATGATCTCATTGCGGAGTCCAAGGAAGATAAAGAAAGACTGGAAGAGAAAATTATGGACATGGATGGTCCTCCTCTTCCGATGATATACTAGAAGGTGCAGCGTGAATCAGTTTCAAGAATGGCAACTTTGGATGTATCCATACCCAACCTTGGTTAAGGAGAAGAGATTCTCCTGGGACATGCTTGGTATTCAGAAGGGTACACTTGGTGAGGCTCGCAAACCAACACAGCCGCAAATGAAGCGTTGTGTTTTGGCTATAGCGGCAAAGGACGGGGGGGATCCTAAGGCGGCACTTTCCAAGGCATTTGCCATTTGCACAGCGCAGCTGCAAAAACACGGGTATATCAAGAAGGGCACTAATCGGGCCACGAAGAAAGGGGAACGGGCTGGTCGTTCCAAGGCGTCCGAGAAGGGGCATAGCAGCAAGGTCGAGAAGTATGAAAAGCTCCTCGCAACGGCGCGTGGGGAATAATGGCAAGCAAGGTCGACAGGAATGACGTGGATCAATACGGGATGGATATGGATACCCGTAAGAGGCTCAAGGTTGGCCGCATGTTGCGTGTTCGAAAAAGAGTAAAGAAGCCCATGGACACACAGATACCAGGGAAATATCGAGTTCCAGATGATTTGCATGAGCGTGAACGTTTCGACACTATCGGGGCAAATGGGCGGGACACAGAAGATCAGGTTGGTTATGTGACCAGCATGTTTTTCCATTCTACCCCAGAGTTTGAACGTTCTCTTGTTTCCCGGGAGGCCAAAAGGAATGGCTGGGTTTTACAGGGTTCATGGCCATCTTCGGGCAGAAGTGTTTTCGACTGGGAATTTGACATTTGGGGAGAACGTGGCAAGGAAGTTGTCGTCAAGTTTAACATGTGGGATGTGGATGGACGGAATGAAGGTCAGACATACCGCACCACAGTGGCCACGGTACGCCGTGTTATCCCGAAGTTTCTTTCGAAGGTGTTCATGCCTGCCAAGATGCGCGCCAAGCAGAAGGCATCTACATGGTTTCAGAGAGGTGAGGGTATTGTGTTCACAGTTGATGAGTACAATGTAATGATTATGGAGATGAAGGCCTCTATTGCGGCGCAGTTGAACGAGGCCAAGAGCAAGCTGACTCCGTATCAGAAGGCGCAGAAAAATCGACGGCAAACCATTGCCTTGCACACGCAGAATCCTTCGAAGCAGAGCGCATTTTATAAACATGCAGTTCGCGCTATTTTTAACAAGTTACGAAAAGATGGAGAGGGATTCAAGGGGGCAGCAAAGGGGGGACAGCTGATAGCGCAATGGATGATGAAAAAATATGGTTACGCTGTAGGTAACCATGATTCAACCAAAGAGGATCCTGCTAATATTGGTCGTGTAAGATTAACATCCAAGGGTATAAATAGAAATCGAAAGCACACATCCGAACCTGCTGGATTGCGGAAACGCAAAGAGGCCGCATATGATCATATTATGGGCATACAAAGACGCAAAGCCGCAGAAAGACAAGCGGTCGCGGATAAAGCTCGGGGTGCTGGTTGATGGGTACCCTTATTAACGATTGTGATCAGTGTTTTTTTGATTCGATTGCATCGGAATTGAACCATTTAACTGGCACTGATGCCGTTATTTATGTCTTCCAGGAGGAGGAAAGTGAGATCGATCCTCTTTGGGGGGAGGAGATTACCACTGTCTACAAGAAGGATAGTACAAACCGAGTTGGTATCGATTGCCAGGTGTATTTTCGTTCCCCTGACCGAACTGGATCCCAGACTGAGGAAGGATACCACTTGGAACGCCGAAGTATTGTAGAAATTGCTGCAAAGGATCTTCGTGATCGTGGTATACGTCGACTCCGACAGGGTGACATCATCTACTTGACAGAGTGGGATCAGTACTACGACATTGTAGCTTCGAGTCGTGGTGACGGAATGATTTCGGATAGCGGCTTGACAGCTGTTTATAGGTTTGATGTGGTTCGACGAACCAAAGGTGTTCCAGAGAACATTTGGAGGCCAGGGGAAGATGGCTAAAAAGCTCCCAGATATTATCCGAATGATCGGCCTTGCCCGGCAGAAGCAGCGCTATGCCGAGAAGGAAAAGAGGTCTATTAAAAAGATCGAGAAGCCCAATGTGATCACGGAATTTGATGGGGTAGATGATTGGATCATGTCTTCTGTTCTTGTGGCGATCATGCATGCAAATCCAGGTATCACCCCTGATGAGGCGGTGCAAAAGGGTCAAGAGTTCGCACGTAAGCTATATACTCCAAATTCATCTCATCTTTGGCGCAGACAGGTTGATCGGTTGAGTAGGATTGGATTGCGCGCCATTGCATCGCGAATACGGCGCGAATTGCACAAATTGTTATAGGAGATGTTAATGCATGATGATTTTCAGGATGCGAGATCCAAAGTGGTGGCCTTTCTTTGCGCGACATGTACTAGGTGGAAAGAAGGGGTTGACAAGGGCATTATGGACCGGGACGGTGAACAGGTTTGTTCCCGTTCGCAATCATGCCACGGTCCATTGGCCGGTGGTGGTTTTGAAGAGTACGATGGTCCCCTTCGTGGGTATTTGGCAAAATTTTGTCACGTGTGTGGTGGTCACGCAACTAAGGCTATTGCTCCAAAGGGTGTTGAGAGGAGGACCGGTGTTTGTGACTCCTGTCTGGATATGCTCCGGGGATTAACCCCGTCGATGCCGGGGAGAAAGATCGTATTCACGACGGCCAAGATAGCTGGTGAGGATAAATACGAGGTCAACTCATGACAATTTTTTTAAAGAGACAGATTTCTATCGAGGTTTCACAAGCATCCAGTGGTCGTAATCCACTGTTTCGACGAGGCGATCTCCCAAAGAGGCTTAGTGGCCTTACTTCCCTTGAGGAAGGTGGTTTGCAAAAAGTGGCGATCCCTGTTCCGACAGTTGATTTGGACCTGATGATTGATGGCATTGTAGAAGGGAAGGTCCTGTATATCGAGACAGACACCGAGATAACCGTTAAGCTCGAAACAACGTCTGACACGGGTTTTTTGGTATCCCCTGTTGATTCTGATAACGCCTCCCTATCTCTTGTACCTGGAACTCTGTATCTGGAGACCAGTTTTTCTCACGTGTATGTTTCTGTCGCTGGTACTTCAGGAACGGCAAATATTGTTATCGGCATTTTGGGGACGTAGTGTTTTGCGTTCGGGCAAAGGGTAGGAACTGGGGGAAGTTGCGATCCA